CATACCAACCAAAGGCTGGCGCACTTGACACAGTGAAACATGTTCTACAACCAGCGGTTAGGTACACCCGTGATGAGTGTTTTGACTTACCCCCTACTGTGTTTCAAACGCGAGAGGTTAAGCTAACAGCAGAACAGCAGATGCACTATGACAGGATGATGAAAGCGTTTATCACTGATGTTGTTGGTGGGGAACAGATCACCGCAGTTAACGAGGCTGTAAAGTTGCAGAAGTTAGTTCAGATAGCTTGCGGCGTGGCCTATAATGATGCTGGTGAGAACGTTGAGCTTGACTGTAAGCCTAGGGTTCGTGCGGTGTTGGACACCATAGAAGAAGTTGGAGGTAAAGTTATTGTATTTGTCCCCTTGACAGGAACTTTACATATGTTAGAAAAGGAACTATCGAAACATTACACAGTCGGTGTGGTCAACGGGGCAGTTAGTAGTAAGAAACGTAACGTTATCTTTCAGAACTTTCAAGAGCGTGTTGACCCTAAGATTATCCTAGCCCACCCTGCCACTATGGCACACGGGCTTACATTAACAGCGGCCTCATCCATCATCTGGTACGGGCCTATAACAAGTAACGAACAGTATGTACAAGCCAACGGACGTATAGAGAGAATTGGTAAGCGACATACTTCTAACGTGGTCCATATAGAAGCCACGAAACTAGAGCGTAAAATGTATAAACGCCTTGAGAATAAGCAACGGCTACAAGGGCTGTTGCTAGACCTGATACAACAAGAACAAGAGGAGTAAAATATGTCAGAAGAATTAACTGTTGATGCTGTCATTGATACGTACATTAAGTTGAGGGCGCAGAAAGAAGTGGTCGAGGCTGACGTTAAGGATCGGCTAGCTGGCATCAAAGAGAAGATGCTTAAGCTAGAGGCTTGGATACAGGCTAAGTCTGAGGAGACAGGTGTTAAGTCTTTCAAGACTGATGCAGGTACAGCGTTTATGTCCACCAGTGACTTCGCTAGCGTTGGAGACTGGGATGTAGTGCTTGACTTCATCAAGACCAACGATGCCTACGACATGCTGAACAAGGCTGTCAATAAGAAGGCAGTGCGTGAGTACCTAGATATTAACGGGGCGGTCCCCAGTGGTGTAAATTTTGGCACTAAGATCAGTGTCAACGTACGCCGCCCAGCCAAGACGGCTTAGGGATATGGAGCCTGTTATGAAAGTGTTTGCTATAGAGAATGGTTTTCTGTTGCAACACTGCCAAGCCGAAGGCGTTGTGTTAACTACAACATACGCTAAAGATGCCGTGGGTATTGCTGAAGAGATCATAGCACAGCAGGCCCGTATAAAGCTGGATATCCCAGCACAACAAGAGATGTTCACCCCGGCTCAGATGGGCCACAAACTTAAGGAAACTAATGATGAGTAATAATATTGTACCGTTCGACACCCCACTACCCGCACACCTGTCATCCCGTACGTCTGTGTTATCAGACCACATTGCTGGTGGACTAGGCGGTGGCCCTAGCTTCCCTCGTATCTCCATCAAAGGATCACGGTTCCGTATCGTAGATGGCGGCGCAGAGACTGTGCTTCCTGACGTACAACTTGCTGTGTCCATCGTCTGGTCTAACTCTAATCTGTCTAAGTCTTTCTACGCTGAAGCATGGAACCCTGATGCAGAAGCCTCTGCACCTGACTGTGCTAGCCTAGGCGGTGTCCGTCCCGATGCGGATAGTAAGCAACCACAGAACGACCTATGTTCATCCTGTCCCCAGAACGCATGGGGTAGTAAGAAGACTCCTCAAGGCGTGGACATCAAGGCATGTGCTGATAAAAAGAGATTGGCTATTGTAGCTGTAGATGATCCAGAGGGTCCGATGTATCTACTAGAAGTAACAGCGGGTGCGCTGAAAGGTCTTAACGCATACCACCGTAAGCTGCGGATGCATGGTATTATTCCCGACATCGCTAAGACTATCATCTCCTTCGACACGGAAGCATCCTACCCTAAGTTAAAGTTTGACTACGGCGGGGTACTAGATGACGCCACTCAGGCTATAGTAGATACGCTACTTGGTAGCCCATTGGCTAAAGAGATTACAGGTGAGGACGCTCCTTCGATTGCCATCGCAACTACCCCTGTGCCTTCTGTTGCAGCACCGGTAGCTGTACCGACGCCTGTAGTAGAACCTGTTGCACAGCCTGCACCTACCGATGACGCACCTGCACCTGTAGCAACATTTGGTAAGCCTGCTGCGCCCGCACCTGCGCCCGCACCTGCACCTGCACCTGCACCTGCTGCTGTGGAACCTGTTGCTGTTGCAGAAGAGCCTGTTGCTGCACCTGTCGCTGACGCTGGCACTGCTGGCCTTGCCGATGAGATCACTGCACTGATGGCCCAAGTGGAGGCAGATGATGCCTAATACAGAGGAAGCAAAGCCCATTGACTTCAGTGGTGTTGAGGCTCTTCGGAAACATATGCTACTAAATGCATCTCAGATGTCTAAATTTCTTGGGGTGTCTCGGGTGACATATGGAGGCTGGATTAAAGGTAAGCCTATCCGTAAGGGAAACAATCTCATGGTACGCGCAGCACTTAAGAAACTGTTCGTACTGGTAGCCGATGATGCCAACCCGTGGCCTGCGCCAGAGGTAATTGCTATGGCTCCAGCGCAACGTTTCAATACGTTACTTGAGTTAACAAAAGAAGAAGAGTAACATCTGTTTTCGAGGGGGGCTTCGGCCTCCCTCAAAACATGTATAGGGAAATATGTCAATGGATACGCTAGGATTTCTTAAGCGTGTCCTCCCCGCCGAAGGATTCTACTGTGCGACTGTAATAAATGATAACTCTGCCCCACAGCAAGCGTTCTTTGATTCCGTGGAGGAACTCGCAACTAACTGCCGCCGCTATGACCAAGCTGGCAACAACACATATTATGCAACATCAACATTCAACACCCGCTTTAATCGAACACAAGTAAACTCTAAGCTAGTCAAGACTTTGTTTATTGATATTGATTGTGGCCCTGATAAGGTAGATCAAGTCGATAAGAATGGCGATCCGATACCAGACAAGGGTTACCTTAGCCAAGCTCTAGGTCTACAAGCTCTACTAGATTTTATCAACGTCACTAAGCTACCGTGGCCTATGATCGTATCATCTGGGCGGGGGCTTCATGTGTACTGGGTGTTGAGTGAAGCTCTACCTAAGAACGAGTGGCAACCTTTAGCCAATGCGTTAAAGGCTACGTTTAAAGTGAATAAGTTTCTGTTTGACCCTGCGGTTACAGCAGACAGCGCAAGGGTGTTGCGCCCTATCGGCACTCACAATCCCAAGAATGGTAAGGAAGTTAAACTCCTACGGGATGCCCCGGACTACGACAAGCAGACACTCCAGAACATCTTGGGGAGTGCAACCCCTATGCTAGTGACAGATTCGGGCATAAACGTACCGAGTATGGTGCTGCCCACCTCCGCACTGAGCGCAGCATTAGAGATCAAGCAAGATTTTGAGCCGTCAAACCCCGACACTATATATAACAGTTGCCAGCAGGTACGGTGGGGTGTGGACAATCAAGATAAAGTATCAGAGCCTATGTGGTATAGCCTGATCGGTATTGCCGCACACTGTCAGAATCCAGAAGAGACAGCTAAGAACTGGAGCATGAACCACCCAGATTATAACGAGGCTAGCACACTTAATAAATTACGTCAGTGGCAAGCACGGACTACAGGACCAGCAACCTGCAAGAAGTTGGAGGATGACAAGCCGAAGGGCTGTGACAAATGTCCATTGAAGGGAAACATTACCTCCCCGGCTATGTGCGGTAGGGTGTACAAAGAAACTAAGATGGCGGCAGATGCCCCTGATGATATCGCCCACAAGATCAGTCCCCCTAAACCGTTCAAGGTATCTGGTGATATTATAGTACAATCAATAGACGGCACAGAGGTGGAGATTTCTCCTTTCCTTATATACCCGGTAGGCTATGGTCGTGACGATAGCTTAGGGTATGAGACTGTACGATTTAAATGGAAGAGGCCACATGAAGGGTGGCAAGACTTAGTATTTAGGCAAGCACATCTCAACTCTAAGAGCCGAGAGTTCCCCACTGTTATTGCAGATCAGGGGATAGTTCTTAAGACTGAGAAGCAGACACAAGGATTCCAATACATGTTACGCGGATACATGGACGAGCTACGCAAGACACAATCAATGTCTAACATCCACGGGGTCATGGGGTGGAAAGATAACTTCAGCCAATTTGTTATTGGTGAACGTCTGTATAAACGGGGTGATGATGGTGCCGTAACCGTAGAAGATATATCTCTATCCTCCGCTGCTTCTAATATGGGTAGCAAGATGTACAGCATGGCTGGCTCTGCGGATACATGGACGAACGCCACCAACGTGTTGCAGACAGCCAACCTACCGCACCATATCTTTGCACTTAATAACTCTTTAGCTGCGCCACTGTGGGCATTCACTGGTCTCAAGGGTGTGACCGTCTCACTGTTCGGACCTTCGGGTAGCGGTAAATCTATTGCTCAGTTGTTTATGCAGAGCGTATGGGGTAACCCAGACAAGCTACACTTTGCAGCTAAGTTCACGCACAATGCGTTGTTCAATAGGCTGGGTACATATTGTAATTTGCCCATGACTATAGACGAGGCTACCATGATGGAGGACGTTGGCTCCTTCTGTTATTGGGTTACACAAGGCAGGGATAAGGCACGGC